GAGTATTTTCATTTTTTTCACCCCTGGAATGATATTGCACGGGGCATAGTTACCCCGTGCAATGGTTTATCGTAACCCGTCTATTTAACGGTTGCAAGGTAGCCGCGTATTGAGTGCCAGGCCCCGCGGAGGCGTGCCCTACTCTCAATGTCGTTCGCTTTGCCAAAAGCCTTGTTCAGCTCGGCTATCATCTCGTCGGTAACACCGGCCTCCAAACCACACCGGCCAACGATCTCACCGGCGAGGTATGCACGCGTCTTGGTCTCGCGTACGCCGGGTGTGTGTGGGGTGGGCTCTTTGGCTTCTTTCTTCGCCTTAGGTTTTGTGGTTTTGGCCTTCCCCTTCTTGGCCTTTGCCTTCGGCTCCTCGGTTTTTGGCTCCTCGGTAGCCGGTGCCGGGGCTTCGCCCTTGGCGAGGGTTATCTCTTCCTCGTTTTCAATGGCGGTTAGTACCGTGGTGAGTGTATCGGCCGCCGGGCCACTAACAACCGTGTCCTCGTCAACCATCTCATTCACCTTCGCGAGCTTCGCCGCCATACGCTTCGCGTTCCACTTAGCCGCCGTGTTAATACCCAACGCGGCAAACATCTCCACTGCCTGTTCCTTTGTTACCTGTGCCATGATCGGTCTCCTTTCAAACCCGCGGGCCTTTTAACCCGCTTCTAACAATAACCCGGCGGCCACGCGGCCACCACATACGCCTATACTGTCGTAATGGGCGCGGGAAAATTCTTAGAAAACTTATTAAAAAGTTGAAAACATATGCGGCCGCCCTATGTGTAGGCACCCAACCACATGCACACAACGGCTTTCCGTATAGGCTTCCTCCCTACGTTTAACCCAGTTTAGGCGGAAAATACTTTTTTCCTGTTCTTCCTCAATCGCATTTAACCCAAGCATCCCGGTTACGTGGTCATTCTTCCGCCGGTCGTCGCTAAAATTGCCCCGGCGTATGGTGTGGGCTTCATAACTACCCGTATCCCCCTGCGTCGCGGTGGCGACGAGGATGTGGCGGGTTTGTGAGAGGTTGCGTAATTGTTTCCAGGTTTCATTTATAGCATCCCGGTCCCCCGGTGTGTACCCGGTGGGTATGGCGAGGATGTCCGCGTAATCAATAACAACCACATCCGGCACCCACCCATCCCGTTCCCACTCATCCAAAATGCCAACCACCCCCTCAACGTTGATGCTACTGTTTGGGTGCACACTAAGGCGGAGCCGTGGTTTTTTGTACCGCCGCGTCCTTTTTTCACACGCCGCCCAGGCCCGTTGAAAATTGAGCGGCCCGTCATATGTTTTTTCCCTGGTATTTGCCTCCGCCGTCACCGCCCCCTCCTCATAGTTAATATCTACCGGCACCGGGAACGTATACGGCGGCTTCAACGGCCACCCCGCGGCCCGGCACATAAACCGCCGCATAATTTGGCCCCGTGACATATCACCCACCTCAAAAAACGCTACACGCCGCCCCTGCCGCACGCCCATCCAGGCAATGTCTAACAACCACCACGTCTTCCCCCTACCCGTGGCACCCATGAGGCCCACAAATTCATCCCGGCCAAACTGGTCCCCAATAAACGCACCAAGGTCCCCCGGGTATGTGATGAGGGGTTGTGTGTTTTCCTCAAACACTTCCCGCACCGCATCACGGTCCTGCAAAACATCTATCCCGGCACCCACCCCCAACTCCACCCGGTTCCATTTTGTTACCGCGGCCTCCGCCTTCCCCGCCTCCCCCCGGGTAATATGCCCCCGTATAGTTTCGGCCGTTTGCTCAAGGCGCACGGTGTTGAAATAGGTGCCCGCCATATCTATGAGGTACTCCGGGTTTACCTCCCCCGCCGCCTCCTCATACTCCTCACTAAGGGTACCGAGGAACCGGTCCACAAGCCCCACCGTAGCCTCATCCGTGGCACCCCCGGCCCATGTCTCAAACAACCCTTCGATGTCATTGCGTGGTGCCGTGTTGTACCGCCGGTAATAGTCAACACACCACACACCCACAAGATTCGCCCAGCGGGTACGGAAAAGGCCACCGGGCCGCCACCGCCCGGCTATGCGGCCGCATACGGTATTGTCCACCACCATACCCGTCAAAATACGTTTTTCTTCGGTGGCATCATATTCTTCTACTCGCATCCCACCTCCTCTAGTATGACCGCATTAAATTTATCCCAGCGGTCTATGTCCCGGCAATAATTATGGAGCCAACCCCGGCCAATGGCGCGGAACCGTTTTGAGGTGGGCCTAAAAACAAACGGTGTAAAACCCCCATCCCAATCCTGCCACGTAACCACCTTCCTATGCACCCACTCAAACCATTTACGGATGAAGAAGGTGGGTGGTTCGGTAAGGTTTGTGAGGTGTTTTGCAAGTGAAATAAAGGGTTTTAGCATTTTTGGGTCTATGGTAACCCGCCCCTGGTGTAACCGTTTTATGAATGTATTCCGGGCCGCCAACCAGTTTTCATACGCCGTTAGGCTCATTTGTATTGCCCCGGGCAGGTCCGCCGCGGCACCCCGGGGCCAGCCCATAGGGGTAAGCCGGGCGGCTAGTTTTTTTGCATCCTCACCTATTTCGATTTCAAACATTGTGTCACGGTTACACCGCTCCTCAATGGTGGCGAACTTTTTACGGAATGCCGTACCGCTAAACGCTTCCGGTACAAACGGCTCCCCGATGTTGGTGGTGTACCATTTGAGCACGCGGCGTATATCATCCTCGGGCACCTCATCCCGTGTGCGGAGGAGGTAAAATTGGGCGGGCCAGGTGGAGGGTTTTGCACGGGTGATACCGGTCCGCCGTGGCATGTTATAACCGCGTACGGCTTCTTCTAGGGTGGCGGCCATTTCCTCATCGAAGTTGGTGTTATTATAGGTTTCATCTTCCGGTGGTGTATTACCCAAACCAAACCCAACCACATCTTTCCTCACCCTACCTTTTTTAATAACCACTCCGTCCGGTGCTACCGCGCCGGACTGTCTTTTCTTTTTTTCTTCTTTCTTAAGAGTTCTCTTAAGAGAACTCTTCTGGGGGGTGGTTTCCGCCCCCTCTGCCTGGGCGAGTTCCGCCCCCTCTGAGGTACCACCCGAATCTGTTGGTGTTGCGCCATCGGGGTACACTACCTTGATAAAACGGTGGCGGCCATCAAACCCGGTTTGTTTTACCAAACCAAGTTCTTTCAATTTGTTTATGTGACGTCGTACGGTGCGGGTATTGCTAACACTACACGCGCGGGCAAGGTATTCGTTCGAAGCATAACACCCATCCTTACCCTGTAGGGCATGGATAATATTATACACGAGAAAATCCGCCCCGCTCAATACATGGTCCCGCACCATCTCCAAAATATGCGGCGGCACCCAAACCCCGGCAAACTGGAATTCGTGGTGTTCCTCATCCCCCGGTTTTTGTTTCATACTAAACCTCCGGTGTGTAAAAATATACGCCCCACCCGAGCACTGCCCGATATTACGAGACCGGGTCTACCGGTGAGGTAGTTAGGTGGGTAGGTGGGGCGTTTTGTTTGCATAACAACTATTCCGGTCTCGTAATGGCATAGTATAGCATGCCATGCGACCGGTTGCAAGTGTTTTATATAGGTAGTCGTTACACCCCGGTTATTCTAAAAACCGGCCCCGCAACTCCGCCACCTCACCCGGCTCGGCCGCCGCGGTATCCGCACCGGTTGTAAGGGTGATGTTGTGGGTTGTGCCCGGGTACACGCTAAGGGCCGCGGCCAACCCCCGCGCCCGCTCCTGTGCCACCGGCTCGCTATCAAAACACACGGCCCGCACCGGGTACCGTGCCATCGCCGCAAGTTGTGCCGGTGTGTATGCCGTGCCGCATACCGCCACCGCACCCGGGCCGGTAGCCCAGACATCCAATGGCCCCTCGTGTATTATGATAGCGTGCCGGGCATAGTCGGCACCGTAGAGGATCTGTTTATGCGGCACCGCCTCCTGGTCCTCCGCCGCGCTTATGTACCGCCGTGGTTCTTTTGGGTTGACGCTACGTGTAGTCCATGAAACGATTTCGCCGTGGTGGTGTATGGGTATAAACAAACGCCAACGCAACCGGCCCACCTGCCCCAACCCCTCCACACCCCACAGGGCGGCCATACGTGCCGGGTTAAACCCCCGGCGGGTGAGGTACATGCGATGCCCGGGTAATAACACACCACGGCCAACAGGAAGCGCAAGCGTGCCCGTCTTGCGTACCGGTGCGGGCTCATACACCGCACCTTCCATGAACTCAACCATGGCACCCACCCGGGTACCGGTGAGCATGGCGAGGGCCGCCGCCGTGTTTTGCCGCCCGCAACGCCAACACGAGGCCGCACCGGTTGTGAGGCTGATGCCCAGGTGGTAACGCCCGGCACCCCGGCCACACCACGGGCAATCAACCTGCACCCACCCCGGCCGCCCGTGGTGGTGCTCGGCCCCTACGTGGGGCACGTTGTTTTCTATGAGGATGTCGCGTATGTTAGCCATTACAACCGCTTCAGGTAATATTTACCCGTTACATCTTCCTGGTTTATCATTTTTTTGCAGTTGCGGCACACGAGGTATACATACCCCTGCCCATCGGGTACAATATCGATTTCATCGTGGGTGCAACAATTAATACAATGGATATATGTAGGGTCCTGCTCATGCCCGCATACCGGGCACCGCACACGCCCCCACCCATTGACAACCTCCCATGTGTTCGGCCTATTTGGGTCCGGTTTTTTCATCCGTTTACCTCCTCGCTTCGGGTAATGTCATATCCTGTGCCACGGCCTTCCGTAGCAACGCACCCACCGCGGCCTCCATTGTATACCCCCGGCGTGCACAATACGCCTTGAACTGTGCCTTGGTATCTACCGGCACATTACGGATATTGAGGGTGGTGTAGCGTGTCCGTTTTGGTTTCATGTACCCTCCTTTACTGTCTCAACTAGTTTATCAAAAATATCCATATCACCCGCATATGTGCCCCCGTCAAGGGTAGCCCGTATAACCGCCTGTTTGGCCTGTATTATGCGGCACAGATCCTCCTCTATAGTGCCCCCGGCTACCAGGTAGTTTATCCACACGTGCCCGCCCTGGCCTATGCGGTAGAGGCGGTCCTCCGCCTGTATATGGTCCCCCGGCCGCCACCATAGCTCACAAAACGCCATGTTATTACATACGTCCTGCAACCCATCTATCCCCGTGCCCGCGGCCTTGATGTTGCCTATAAATACCCGCACCCCGGGGTCACGCCGGAACGCATCTACGGCCAATTTACGCCGCCGCCCGGTAACACCCCCATCTACGGTAACATGCCGCCCCTGTACCCGCCGTTGTAAGACCCCAATCATCTTCTGGTGTATGGCAAAGAGCACGAGTTTTTCATTAGGATACTCGGCCAGGAACCGGTTAGCCCACCCTACCACCGCCCGGGCCTTTAGCCGGGCCGTAAGGCGTAGTAGGTACCCGATGCGGGTTACCGCTACCGCCCGCAATGCACGCCGGGCCGCACCCCCCTTATAGTTTTTGTGTAACCACCCGAGGAAGTTGTGCCGCGCCTCCTCGTACTCCTCCCGGTGGGCGAGCGCCATGGGCACAACCCGCCGTATTTTATCCGGTAGGTCATGCAATACATCCTCTTTTCGCCGCCGTATCATACACGTACGCCGGAGCAGGGTGTGGAGTTGTGGTATGTTTGTTGCCCCCCGGTAATCCCACCCCCACGGGGTTCGCCGCGGGTCACAAAAGTTTTGGGCATAGCTGAAAAAGCTCGGGAATTTATCCGGCCGGAGCATGTGTAGTGTCGGCCATAACTCCGCGGGCCGGTTGGTTAGTGGGGTGCCGCTAAGGGCTACCCGGTAGGGTACGCGCCGCGCGAGGGTGATCGCCGCCTTAGTACGTTTTGCCCGGCTATTTGTGAAATACTGGCATTCATCTAGCACGAGTGTCCGTAGCCCCACCCGGCGGAGGTAGGGTAGCCAGGACTTTAGTATGTCTGGGTTGATAACCATTAACCGGGGTATGAGG